TCTCAAGGTCAATCATCATTTGGTAGCATAATTGTTGTACCTACAGGGGTACGTGCAACCTTTGGTTTAGGTACTGTCACTGTAACTGGAAATAGTTTAATTGAAGATTTAACAGGGGTACGCGCAACCTTTGGGGTAGGCTCACTTACTGTTACAGCTGACGCTAACTTTATACCAGCTGGTGTTCGTGCTACTTTTGCTGTTGGAAACACCACTGTTACAGGGGATTCTAACTTTACTTTAGTAGGTGTACGCTCGACATTTAGCACAGGAAGTGTTACAATAGAATCTAAGTATGATGCTCCTGGTGTTCGTGCAACCTTTGCGCAAGGATCAGTAGTTGTAACTGGTAATGCTGATGTTACATTAGTAGGTGTAAGATCTACTTTTGCTACAGGCGTACCAAAATTAACAATATGGAACGGTGTGGATGACTCTAACACAGACATCTGGACTGTAGTACCAACAGGATAAGGATAAGATGGCAGATTCACCTATATTAAATTTAAACTTGATGACTACAGGATCTAATTCTGGAACCTGGGGTAATATAACAAACGAAAATTTACAAAAATTAGAACAAGCATTAAAAGGTTACATTGCTGTAGCTATTGGGGGTGCTTCTACTCAAGCATTAACAGTAGCGAGTGGTGGCACAGGAAGTGGCGTACAACAACCTAACGCAGCTTTAAAATTTACAGGATCTATGACTACAAATGTTACAGTGACCTGTGAAGCCACAGCTAACTGGTACATTATTGATGATGCTACAACTAGAAATGGTTACACATTAAGTTTTGGACCTGCTGGTGGAACTGCAGTTGCACTTGTTGCTGCGTCTAAACATTTAATTTACACTGATGGTTCTACAGCTTTCGATGTTTTATCAGACGCTGGAAACGTTAAAGCTAATGGCACATTGCAAGCAACAGGTGATGTTACTTTTAACGGAGGTTCTTTTTCTTTTAACTCAGGGCTAGCTGATAAAGATGCTGTCTTTGCTGGTGACACACAAGCAAATTTATTATTTACAGATGCAAGCACAGACCGTGTGGGCATTAACACAGCTTCTCCAACAACACAATTAGATGTAGCAGGAACGTTTAGAGCAACAGGTGCTGCTACTTTATCATCTACTCTAGGTGTTACGGGATTACTTACTGCATCTACATTAACAGCTACAGGAGATGTAGAAATAGATGGTGGTAATTTTACTTTTAATGAAACCGGCGCTTTGTTAAATGCTAGATTTGAAGGAGATAATGACGCTAATCTTTTAGTTACTTATGGTAGCACTGATCGTGTAGGCATAGGAGTAAATGTTCCTACAAATGCTAAATTAGAAATTAATCAAAACGATGCTTCATCAGCTATTTCATGTTTAAGTTTAGATCAAGATAAAACTGACCAAAACTTTATTCATTTTGAAGGAACAGAAGCGGCAGATAGTAGTAAAAGTATATCTACTTCTACAGCAGAAGCTGCAGCAAAAGGAGGAGCTATTATGATTAATGTTAATGGTTCCGTTAAATGGCTTAGATTTTACGATTCAGCTGTATAGGAGTTTAAATGCCACTTGTTAAGATGCCTTTTCAACCAGGAGTAGATAAACAGGATACGGAATATGGTGCGGAAGGTAAATGGTTTGATTCAGACAATATGCGTTTTCGGTATGGTCTTCCAGAAAAAATAGGTGGGTGGATTAAAGTAACAACAGACGCACTTGTAGGAGCTACAAGAGGAATTCTTACTTGGTTTGATAATGATGGTGATCAATATACCATTATAGGAACTAATAAAAAAGTATATGTCTATGCTGATGGTGCATGGTCCGATATTACACCCATAAGATCAGCGACTAATGCTATCACGGCTATTACTACCAACACTACAACAGGTACAGAATCTAATGTAACTATTACTAATACATCCCACGGTGCTATAACAGGTGATTTTGTTACTATCACTGGTACACCTGGAACTGTAAATGGTATAACCCAAGCACAATTATTAGGTGAGTTTGAAATTATAGATGTTGTTTCTACATCACAATATATTATTACCACGACAGGTACAGCTTCTTCCGCTAGTACAGTAACTGTAACTGGGACAAATGCTTCTTACGAAATTAATACTAAACCTGCTGTGTCCGTAGCTGGGTATGGATGGGGTACAGGCACATGGGGATTATCTACATGGGGCACATCACGTGCAGGTATTACAGGTGCTGACGCAGTTCAGTTAGACTCAGGTAAATGGTCTTTTGATAACTGGGGTGAAGATGTTTTATGTCAACAATTTAATGGTGGACTTTATTACTGGGATACATCGGGTGGTGTAAGTGTTCCAGCAGTAAAATCCACAGTTACGAATGCACCAACACGAAGTAGATTTGTTTTAGTTTCTGGTACAGATCGTTTTGTTATATGTTTTGGTACGGAAGAAACAATTGCTACTTCTTCTAGTCAAGATGACATGTTTATTAGGTGGAGTTCACAAAATGATCCTAATATATGGGTTCCTACATCTACAAATACCGCTGGATTTCAAAGACTTACAGACGGAAGTAGATTAGTAAGTGCAGTACGTTCACGTGGTGCTGTTTTAATCTGGTCAGACACAGCTTTATATCAAATGCAATTAATTGGCGCACCATTAGTTTTTGGTTTTACTCAACTAGGTGCTAAGTGTGGATCAGCTGGATTACATGCAGCCATAGATGTTAATGGAACTGCTTATTGGATGGGCCGTGATTCTTTCTTTGGATTTGATGGTAAGGTTAGTAAAATTCCTTGCTCCGTAGAGGATTATGTATTTGGTGATATTGATGAAGCATCACAAAAAGATACTTTTGCTGCTGCTAACAGTGAATTTAATGAAGTTACATGGTTTTATTGTTCTAATGGATCTTCACAAATAGATAGATGTGTTACATATAATTATGAAGAAAAAGTTTGGAGTGTTGGTACATTAGATCGTACGTCTTGGGCTGATAAAGGTGTGTATAATTTTCCTTACGCAACAAGTTATGAAGCGTCTGATACTTCCTCTACCATTACAACTATTAATGGTTTAACTGCGGGAAGAACTTTTATGTACGCACATGAAAATGGTGTTAATGCGGATGGTGCTGCTATGACTTCTTACGTAGAGTCAGGAAGCTTTGTTATACCACAAGCAGGAGAAAACTTAATGTCTATTAGACGGTTTATTCCTGATTTTAAAAACTTAGCAGGCACTGTAGATGTGTCTTTAAAATTTAGATTATACCCAACATCCGAACAAATTACTAATGGACCACATGAAGTGGCAACTACTACTGAATTTGTAGACACACGTGCACGTGGTAGGCAAGCTGCGGTACGTATTGAAAGTAGTACACTAGATTCAACATGGCGTTACGGCACATACCGTGCTGACGTACATCCAGACGGGAGAAGATAATGGCAAAAATAAATATTCCACGTTTACCACAAGCTCAAGTCGATTATGATGAAAGACAACTTAACCAAATGATTCAATCATTGGATCAATTAATAACATTGCTTAACAGTACTTACACACCGGAAACGTTGCGTAATGATGATGAAGCGTTTGCGTGGTTTAATGGGTAACGTATACACAAACGCTAAAAAAGATTTAGCTACAAATACCGATCCTGTAGTATTATATACAGTGCCAGATAAGGTACAGGCTATAATTAAATCTATAAGAGTCAGTGATGATTCAGGTTCTGGCAGCACAATTACAGCTACTATTACAGATTCAGCAAGTGCAGTGTTTAGTTTAGGTAAAGATATAGTGGTAGGAGCCGCGGTTCCTGTAGAATTATTGACTGAACCTCTTATTGGACAGCAAGGAGAGATAATTACTGTTACACCAGGACATGCAGATAGACTACATGTAGTGCTTTCGGTGCTTGAAATAACAAATAATACTTGATATAAGGAGTAAATATGCCTATAAAAGACGATAGTGTAATAGAATATGTAGAGATCAACGGGGAAAAAGTTCCTAAGGTTGTGGTCCCTGCAGAAATAACTATTACCAATACGCTAACAGGTAAAGAATACGGTTCAGCTAAAGAAGCTGATGATGACGTAGCTAATCCTGCAACCGACACGAAAGCAGAACACATCAGACAGGATGTAAAAGTTAGTGTTGCTATTCACAAAATATTAGAGGGAGTTGTAGGAAAAGTTTAATGGTTGATAAATATATAGGACAAACTTATGGACCAGCAGGAATGGGTATGTCTGCATACTCAAATATTCCAGATCCAATTGTTTCAGAATCATTCACAGTAAATGAATTAGGACCAAGTTATGGACCAGTAGGAATGGGTATGTCTGCATACATGGACAGACCTGGACCAATGGAAATGGCGGCACCTCCTGATAATATAGGTTATGATAGAATGGGACCAGATTTAGTACCTGGAGTTCCCGACAGACTTTTTAGACAATACAGTCCAGACTCATTTAGTCCATTTGATAAAGGTTACCCAGAGACAGAAAGAGAGGAAAAGTTAAGAGAGTATATGAAGCGTGGACTTCGTGCAAGGCAAGGTATTGAAACACTAGAAGCAAATGTAGATCCATCGGACTGGAGAGTTATTCAACAAATTATGGGCGCAGGTGGTAACCCAGATGATTATATTGAAACAGCTGGTTTAGGATCAGATATTTATAACTATTTAGACGAGCTTTTAGATTTTGAAGGAATGAAAAATCAGATACCTTATTTCTTAGATAACACAATACCTTTTTATGATCCACCAGAGGGATATTATGATGAAGATTATGAAGAAAATTTAGAGATGGCATAATGGGATTTTTAGACAAAACATTTAAGAACATAGTAAGAGGGGCTAAAGATTTTTTAGGTAGCCCAGCAGGAATTGCAACTTTAGCAATTGCTTCACCATTTGCCATGAGTGCAATGTCATCAGGAGCAAGTGGTAGTGGATTTTTAGGAAGTTTATTACAAAAATATCCAATGCTTGGAAAAATTGGATCAGTTGCAACTAAGTCACCACTTGTGACAAACGCTGCTAAAAACGCAGCAATGAATTATGGTATAGCTACATTAACAGGATCAGAAAATCCTGAAAAGGCAGCCTTGTATGCTGCTGCATCGTCAGTACCGTTTTCTTTTATGAAAGCAAACAACATGGCTAAGGCTTTTAATGAAGCAAACAAATTAGGTGGCGAAGATAAATTAAGTTACTTGGATATACTTACAGGGAAAGTAAATCCTAGCACGGGTTATACAATACCCGGTAAAATGACTCAAACTTTTACTAATCCTACAAATACAGTTTACGATACAGCAACTTATGACAGTATAAATGCTCCAGTTGATATGCCAAGTATCGAAGTACCTGCAATGGGTCCTCCAAAAGTATCAACTTCTTTTGGTCCACCAAGAAATGTAGATATAGATGCACTACAATATTTTAGTAAAGATGGATCAGCTGTAGCAAGTAAACTAGCAGAAAATCCAGGTCTAGCAGGATTAATTCCAGGATTAGGATTAGAAAACGTTGATATTATGGCAACGATTATACCACAAATAGCAGGACTATATGGTGGACGTATGAGTGAAGCAAGGAAATGGGAAAAATTTAAAGAACAACAAATTAAAAGAATGGCTTTTCAATATGGTATTCCATATGAAGAAGCTAAAGAAATATTTAAAGATGGTTACCGTAACCCTTATTACACTACTACATCAGCAGGAGACTATGGTGATATAGAATTTAATAAAGGTGGTTCACCAGCATATAAAGATAGTTATATAGCCGGAGGAAAAGTAGTTGGACCTGGTACAGGTAAGTCTGATGATGTCCGACCAGTAGCATTATCTAATAATGAATTTGTTATTACAGAAAAAGCAGCTGAAAACTTTCCAGGTGGACATGCAGGATTATATTCAATGATGAATAAATTAGATCCTGAATCAGAAACAATTGAAGAAGCAAGGATGATGGTATAATGGCAGAGTCAGATTATCCTTCAGGTTTTGATGTAAATACACAACAAAGTAGCATGTCTCCAGAAATGGAGGCTAAATATCTTTGGCTCATGGACCAAGCGGTTAAGTTTGGTCAACAACAATATGGCGGTCAAGGCCCAATTACACCACAATCAATAGCTGGATTTAATCCAGAACAAATTAAAGCATTACAGATGGCTCAGTCTGGCATTGGTGCTTACCAACCAATGATGGACAAAGCAGAAGCTGCTACTGATAGTATGGTTAATGCACAGTTTGATCCATCATCTTATAAAGATTACTTAAATCCTTATCAAGATTATGTAACACAAGGAATTGAAGATCAATTTGATCAAGCAAGAAATCAAGCAGCAGCACAAGCTGTTCAAACAGGTGCCTTTGGTACAGAACGTGAAGGAATTCAAAGAGCAGAGTTAGATGCAACACAAGCAGAAACTGTAGGACAATCACTAGCACAAGCGTATGGACAAGCACAAGGGATGGCACAACAAGCGTATGGAACTGGTGCACAACAACAAATGGCAATGGGCCAAGGGGCACAACAAATGGCAATGGGTGATATTTCTAATCTAATGCAGAGTGGCGCACAGCAACAACAATTATTACAAACAGCATATGATGCAGACTATAGACAAAAATTACAACAAATGTACGAACCATATCAACGTTTAGGTTTTGTATCCGACATATTCCAAGGGGCACCAACAAGTGCATCATCACTTGCAATGGCAACGACACCGCAAGCTAATCCGTTAGCACAAGCGGTTGGCGCTGGCATATCAGGTCTTGCGGCGTATCAAGGATATAAACAATTAACGAATCAAGGTTAACAAAAGGAGAACCATGGCGGGGGATACTTTAAATAGACCTCTATTTAAGAGAGGACCGGAAGGCGAGATGCGACCACAAATGTTGAGTGGTGGTATATT